CCCCCTCTGTCATGCGCTGCAATGTTTTTAGGAATACGTACTCCTCTAGCTTTTCAATTGAATATGAAAATAAACTTTTCCTTACTACATTATTTTTTTTGGAATTTAACGGGTCTTTGCTAACAAAGTCAGCCGGGCATAATCCTAAATCGTGTGGTATAACTGCTAAAGGTTCAAAAGCGTAATTATAAATAATATACTCCGTTTGGTTTGCATAAATTATTACTGCTTTGCCCTCATGCACGCCCTTAATAGCAATTTGGTAAATGTCATTCCTACCACAATCAATTGCGTATACATTTTCAATATCAATTAGTTTGCGTATAGGCTTGTTTATATCCTCGTAGTCATACCAAAATATGTCATTATGCCTAAATATAACTGCTTCAAATACTACTTCATCAAACTCAGGACTGCCTAATTCTTCTACACTTGTTACCTCTTCATTACCAATATTGTACCTAAAGTAACTGTCATCAGCAAAAAAAACGCGTTCCAATGCTGGCAAAATTTTGTTGTTTATAACTGCTGAACTTGCAATAGGATGCCTAAAGTACTTATAAAAGTGTAGGAAATTTTCAGTTCGTAAAACAGCTTTTACCCAATTTAAAAAATAATCCGTACCTACAAAATTGCGTTCAGCCCATTGGTTTAGGTATGCAGCGGTAATTTCTTGTTGTATGGATGATTGTGTTAGATAGGCTATTTGTTTAGCCTGCTTGCGGGCTTCCACCAAAGCAGTACTATTGACATTATCTACTAGGAATTGTTTAGACACTTATAATAATTTTCAAAGCAGTCCTTTGCCGTTTAGCTACAAATCTAAACAAATTTCCTGTAATTCCAATATTTTTTATTATATTTGCTTCGACTACTTCGCTCAGTAGGGCAAGGACCAGCATCCTTAGCAAAAATATCATGGTAAAAGGGTTATAAGGCTTGCATTAATTTGTGAGCCTTTCTTTTGCTTGGAAAGTTTTCTTTTAAATTATTTGGTAAATATAAAAATAGTCTATATCTTTATTGCTGGTGCCCTAGCCTGAAATGTCTTTTTTAAGCAGCTGACCCTCCAGCTCGTATAAACCCAGGCAGTTTAAAATCAACTTATATGCATTAACACGCGTTTCATCTTTTACCACAACTTTTATTTTATCTGACTTTACACTAAAATCACATTTTCCTAATTGAGGTAAGTGTATAACATACAAATCTGCTTCAATATGCTTTATTAGGGTTATGTGGTGCAACTGCGGCAATACTTTTAGCCACTTGTCAAGCCTTGCTTGTTTGCGCTGCTGATGCAGTAAGGTCCAATCTACTGGCTCGTCTGTATCATCTGAGGGTTTCATATGCTAAGGGTTTACAACTGTTAAATGACTATACCCTTTTGGGTTGTAATGCACCATCCAATTTTGTAAGTGTTCGCGCGCTGCATTTTTTTGTATTCCAAATTTGCGTTGGATATACGGTGCGGCTCCAAACATGTTGGTGACACCGCTATCCCGTAAAACATTTAGGTATTCAAATACCTCTTTTCCTTCCTGTGTGATTGTTTCAATTGCCATATTACATTATTTTTAAAGTTGGTACATTGTCTGCGCTTTCAATCCAAAATTGCAAACTTGCTTTTTCTGCTTCCTCACCTAGTATCCTTAATGCAGTGCATGTGAAAAAGCCTATTTTTGGTGTGATTATTAATTTGCGCTCCTTAACAATATTGCCTTTGAAGCGGATGTCATTGCGCATAAAATCCATTTCGCTGCCTTGTATAGCTGCTTTGAATGCTTTTAGCCTTACTATTTTTTCTTTTCTAAATACTACTAATTCTTTTTCTAAAGTTGTCATGATGTTTAGTTTTTTGAGTTTACATTATTTCTTACGTCTAACCAAAATTGTATTTGGATTGCCATTTTAGGAGTATACTTTCCAGGCTTCCAAGTGATTTCCTCGGTGTTCAAGTTTACAATTACATAGTCGTTTTCGAAGTGACTGTTTGGGTTATTTCCAATATCTAAATGTGAATCCATGATGTAAAAATTAAGGGTTAAAATATTATTACACTGTAAAGATAATGTTTATTTTAATACTACCAAGCAAATTATTAATTTTTTTTGCTTTTTATTTTTTGCAGCGCTTCCACTTCCTTTGCACGCTTATAAACAGCGCTCGTGAACCGTTTTTTGTTATACTTATATTTGTATGCTATCTCGTCACAAACAGTGTAATCGTTAGCCCAATACCCATTAAAAAGGCTAAGTGCTTCATTTATTGCTTCAGGCGTATACACCTCGGTCTCTATCGCGTGCAATGCGAGCATCTCCTCGTAAAACTTTTTATAGGTGTAGTCCTTTGCTTGTCCGATGCCGCTGGCACGATATTGGATATATTCTAAAATTTCCTCGCGATTCATTTTTGGTTGCTGTTTATGTTAATAAATAATGGTTTTACACTGCGGCCTTCAAACACTATCTCGTCCTCCATAATTAAATCAGGATTTAAAAAATGCAGTGCGCCCGTTGTCATGTTAATTTTGATTAAAGGACTTATTTGTGCGATGCGCGCTTTTTCAGTTTCAAAGCGAAACACTTTTTCGCCTGCTGCGCAAACTTGGAATTCTGGAGCTTCATATAAAAAATAATCAGCGTATACATTTGGTAAACGGAACACGCCTACGGACTGATTGCCTTCGTAGTTTGTTTGCGACTCCCATGATTTGTAGCCTTCTGCTAAATGTGACGTTGGTGTGTGAAAAGTAAGTGACATAAAATGTGATGTTTTTGGTGTTGCTTTGTTACAACGTTGTAAACATATAACATATTTTACTAACTACCAAATATTATTTAAAAATAATTTCATATTGCTAAAAGAGCCCTTTTAAGAGGGTTTTGCTTTGTGGGTGTTATATTATGCGCTTTTAAGTTTGTTTCTCTATTAGCCGCTGCGCTTAACCTAGCTAGGCTTTTATTGAGGGCAATAATTTCAGCTTGAATTAAGCGCTGCGCTAATATTGTATAACTACTTTCCTATTTTTATGTTATGGTCTGTTTTGTGGAATACCCAACCTTTGTGTTCAAAAGGAAACGACAGCATCTTAATTGAATGGTATTGGAAATCCTTGTGCGCTTTACATGCGCCGGTTAAACTGCCATAGGTTTCTACTTGCCTGTCTTTTTGTATTACGATAATATGCTTCATATAAATTAATTTTGATTTGTGTAAAGGTATGCAATATTATTATATCATGCAACAAAAAAAGCAGCGCTTTTGAAACGCTGCTTTTAATACTGTTTTGGTTAGTTGCTATTTAACCATTGGCATAAGGTGTTTTTGCATGCGCTGCGCCCACTTATTACCGTTTCCTGTAACGCAATAGTCAGCGTCTTTGTCTGCGCCTACTACATGGTTAATGTAGTGCGTTATTCCTTGCATCAATCCAAACGCTGTTTTTCCTGTGCGCTCAATTTCTAAATTAACGCTTTCCATTATGCTTATGTGTCTGTTGATTTCTCTACTTTTACGGTCTTCAACGTTGGTATGCAATTCAAATGTTTTGCAAATTAAGCGCTCAATATCATTGTCGTTTACTTTTGTACCTGCTAACTTTATCATCTCCTCTGTTACCACATCCACCTCGTCTAATATTTTAGCAATATCGTAAAAGTACTTTTCAATTTGCCCTTCGGAGTTTTTTGTGTTTTTAACTGTTAAGGAAGAGGAGCGGAATTTCATTACCATTTGGTTGTCGCAAACACATCTAGTGGTTAACATTTCAATCCTGTTTGCTTGCTCATTGTTGTATGACGTTGAAAATAATAATTCCACTTCCGTAACGTCGTCCACTTTTAGTTTTGTAGGCACAACTATTGGAGCCATTTTTACACTAAATTCAATTCGGCTGCCACCATTACGTTCTCTAAACTTTAAAGTTGACAAGTCAAATACTCCTGGTGTTTGGAGTGCGGTGTTTAATACTGCGCTTAATAAAAATTTTGGTTGCGTTGGTATAGTACCTTTTCCTACAACTCCTAAACAGTCACCTCCTTCTGCTTTCCAAATACCAAAAGAATTTTGTGCTGCTCTAAATCCCGTTTTAGGACTTCTCATTTTCATTTTTACTACATCATATAGTTGAGCTTCAACCGTTGCGATGTTTTTGCTGTCAGCGTTGGTAGTTGCCATTACTGCTTCTACACTGTTTCCTGACTTTGCTGCTTGATTTTTTGTTGTTGTTGACATAATTTTATATATTTTTAGTTATTATTACACTGTAAAGATATAAAACATTTTTACACTGCCAAGGCTTTTTTTAAATTATTTCCACATTATTTTTGGTTAGCAGTTCTAAAGCACCGTAAACAACGGCTTTATCCCAATTAATTATTTTTGCGGCATTGCATCTGATATATACTTTGCTTTTGTAATAGCATGGAACACCCCATCGCTCCTTTAATTCCTGGTTGCTTGTTTCCGTAACATATATTGTCCTCCCATTTGTCCTCCCGCTGTTTATATATTTGTCAGCAGGCGCATCCAACCAACCTAGTAGCAGCATAAAGGTTTCAAGCGTTATTGGCCTACCTACATTTAAGCGCCACAGCGTTGAACGCGATATGCTTAATTTGTTGTGGAGGTATGTTTGTGGCTTGTTTATGCTGTTTAATTTTTTAGTTATGTCAGAATGCATCTTAGGACCTTGTAGTTTTAATTCAGCCATTATGCTTATTTTTTATTAGTTGTTCTTTAAACCATTTCGCACCCTCTTGTCTTTTTTCCATATCATAACTATACTTCATTTCAGATTCTTTATGTGCATCTAACCCTTTTTCAATAGCTTCATCACTTATCTCATTTACCCGGTGTTCAAAATTATTATTCGCATAGTCAGTTCCATAAGAAATTACTTTAGTTGGATTTTTAGTTATCTCATTTTGTAATACTGACCTAATACAATTAAATCTTTCACATAAATACTGTTCAAATGTTAGTTGTGTCATTGTTCTATTTGTTTAGTGAATTAAATATTTCATCAGCTTTTTCTATTGCTTTTGTTCTTGCTTCTTGGCGTGTTTTGCATTCAAAAGGGTTTCTGTTATAATTCTCTTCTTGTGGAAAATTTAACTTAATTATATTTCCATAAACACTATAAATATTAGTATATTGTTTATCATCATAATCTAATAAAGGTTGAATATCAATTATAATTCCAACACTATCAAAGAAGTCTACATACACTCCGTATTGAAAAGACAAATCAATACCATAAAACCAATCATATATTTCATGATACTCATGTGGGTATAAATCTTTAAACTTTTTAGTTGTTGTTACATGATGTTTAAAATACCACTTCTCAAAATCCTTTTTACACTTTTCTGTTAGTTTCATTGTTCTATTTGTTTAGTTTAATTTCTTAACTCATTTATTTTACGCAAAGCATTGTCTTTTTTTTCTTCCCAATAGTAATACATTGTACCTATCGCATCTTTATTAGGTCTATGCCAAACCATTAATTGCCTTGCTTCTTTTACTTCCTCTTTTAATTTTTGTAATTCTTTCATAACTACTAACCATTTTGATTAAAAGGAACAAATGTTGTTGTCATTATACTTTTGTCTAATCTGTGATATGTGTATAGCCAACCACCATGGACACGCATAACCTTATAGCTATTAAACCTATCACCTATGTCAATCATTTCGTGCAATTCCATACTTTCTAAAACAAGTCTTTCATTGTTCCTTTTTCTAATAGTTTCTTCTGTTTCCTCTACTAATTTAATTTTCATAATTTTGTTTTATGATATTTGCCACTTTATTACACCTCTCCGCATTAACTGTTGGCAGTGATACCATTTTGCAGCGTCTGAGCTGTATTGCCATTTTAAAGCGCTTATAGGGCTCCTTATTGCTTTTGCAATTAAATCAAACATGTTATGCATCTCCAGCCATGCTTGCAATTCATGCTCACCGTAGCAGCATTCACACAAATTACCTTCACTATCGTTATTGCCTGGTAAGTCGCGCGCTGTTAACGATACATGCGCTGAACAGCACGAACACCTAGTTTTATATGGATTTGTCATCGTTGTTTAGTTTTGAGTTCCTTATATGCAGTTTATGCCCGTGGTTAGTTTCCATTATTTGTAGCCCGTTTGGCGCTTGGATTATGCGGGAAATAGTTCCTTGGTATTGCACTTGAACCCACTCCCCGCCTCCGTTTAGTTCGGAAATTGTATAACTAACCTTGTCGTTTTTGACATACATTATGAGTAAAAATTTAGTAAGTGATTCATTTCCTCTTGAACCTCTAACTTAACCATAAATGTCAATGTGGTTTGTAAGTTAGTAACTGAACAGGTTGAGCTGCTCATTACGTTGTGGCTTTTAGAGGTAAACGCTTCTAAGTGTTTTACAGCTTGTCTGAACCAAAGTAGTCTGTTCTGGTCTGTACCCTTTAAAACCTCTCCGTTGGACTTTGTAATATCCTCTTGGTGTAGTGTTTCCAATAACAAACTTAATTCCTTTAATTTAAGGTTGCTTTTTAGCGTATCCTCAAACACCCATTTGGCGTTGAATAAAAAGTTGCTGTTTAATCTCTCCATATGATGCGAAATGTCTTTTTGCAAATGGTTAATGGAGTTGTCTAATTCTGATTTTAAATCTTGAACAATTTGTGCTGATGTTTTCATGATGCGTGATGTTTAAATTATAGCTGCAATATTGCAACACTGTAAAGATAGCAATTATTTTAATACTGCCAAATTTATTTATGAAAAAAAGCAAATTAATTTTTACACTATATATATATAGTAATAATGGAGCATGCAAATTTCAGAGCAGAGCACCAACAATAAAATTACGAACTATCTTTACAACTACCAAACATTTTCTTGAAAACTTTCCTAAACAGAAAAAGCCCACTATTTAAAGTGAGCCTTAACTGCTATTAATCTGGGGAATGCATTGGCCTATATTTCCGTGCTATAATCGTGAAGTGGCCGACTTCGTACTTGTTTAAATGCTGCAAATGGTAATTAGTCATTTACTTCTCTTTGGCTGCTTATAAGGAACACTAACATAAACCCTAAGGTGTAGGACTGTTTGTCCATTAGCTTGAAACTTATAATGTCTTTACATTGCAGTTATAACCAAAGCGCATCAACTCCGTTGCACTTTTTTAAGTTTGTAAAAAAGCGCGCCTACTGTATAGTTAATAATTCAGTACTTATAAGACTTATAATGGTGCATGAGCCTAAAAAGGAACGACCTTTTAACGTTGTAACTCTAATAACGCTACCTTAAAATTTTCCTAAAAAAATTATCCTACTTTCCTTACTGTAATAACAAATAATTCAGCGCACTTTTTAAATTGTAATTTTGCAATATAGCCTACTTTTTTCCTCGGTGTATAGTTTTACGTGGTGCTATTCCGAATAACCACTTACTTACTATTGCTAAAATTATATATTTAAAAAAAAAACCCTAGCGTCGTACTTGCTGCATCTTGCAACTTTCCTAATTTGCTCCTTTCGTAAATTTGTTTCCAAACATTCAGCTATTCACATTTTGTTGTTTCCATTGGAATTGTTTTATCTCCGAAGAGGTTTCCACCAAGTTTGTTTTAAATGTTACTGCCAAATACAAAGTTTGTCCAGGGTTTTTAATTTACAGTTCCTGAGATAGTGTGGAGGTCAGACGCCCATCGTTACCAATTCAACTGTTATTTAAAAAAGCAAGTTATAAGATAGTGTTGAGGTCAGACGCCAATCGTTACCAGTTTACTTGCTTTGTTGTTTCAATATGTTTAAGAACTTTTATTACTGTTTAACACTGTAAATATATAACTTATCTTACTAACTGCCAAACATTATCTAAAAATAATTCAAATCTTTTTTGTCTATCGCGTGTATAATGCTGACTCAGGCTCCGTAAACACTAGGATAATTTTTTTTTAATTTTCTTCATTTTCTTTTACATTTATTACCCTATTATTGTCAGGCATGTTAAAAACTGCTACCTGAGTACGCTTTTGCTTGTTATGCTTTGCGAACGCGCCTAAGTGCTGCAATAACATTTTAGCTGCTCCTTGCCTGCTTGCTGTTTTAATCTTTTTAGTGACGCCCGTTTGTATCCTATTGCCGTCCCTGTCATGTTCCCATATCTCGTTTACCGTTATCTCTTCTATACTATTACGCATGTGCAAAGGTATGTCATGAACGCTTTTTAAATTGTCATTCTCATCAAACAACTCCGCAATATCAAACCGTAATTGTGACGCTAAGACAGCTATGACTTCATCAATTCCCACCTCATTTCTAATCCTAATTTGCTCATAAAGGTAGTTAATACCCTTTTGTATGTTAGGCTTCGTTAGCAGTTGTGACGCTGACACTTTTGCATTTTTTTTAGTATATCCTGCCCTTATTGCTGCCTGTGTACCATTACGGTCTTTTACGTATTCTTGAATAAATAGTATTTGTCTTTTGCTTTTAAAGTCCTTTGCTATTTCTTTAGGTAGTAGTTCCATAGTATCGTAATTCCTTTTTAATATAATACTTTATTTGTTATCAGGTTTAGGCTGCTTGCCTTGCACTAGATTGGTGTTTTTTAAATTAATGCCTGTATAACTACATTTAAGAGCTCTTGTTGCGTTGGCACTGTTACTTCACCATTAAACTGTACCTTTGCTAACCAATTATCCTTGTCGTCAAATATTATCCAAACGTTTGGTTCTCCGTCTGCCTTTACTTTTATTGCCATATTTTTGTGTTTTAGTTTTTATACATTTATTATCTTAAAAAATTAAGTTCAGTATACTTATCCCTAACTACGCACCCATGGTCTGTACCAGCGTCATAATAATCTTCATATATCTCGCGAATTATAGCGCTATCTATAGCTTGGTCATATGTGAGTTCCGTGTAAAGAACTTCCATCCTGAAGTGATTCAATAACTCCTCGCATCTAGTAGAATATGAATCATCGGTATCACATCCTAACAAACATGTAATAGGTAATAATAATATAAATATTTTTTTCATTTTGTTTTTGTTTTTAGCGCTTCCTTGTCGTCTATAAATTTTTTTAGTACTGCGATAGTATCCAATAGTTGGAATATTACTTCAGTTGCGTGTCCTACTGTCCAACAGTCAATTTCCTGTTCTGGTGTGATTACGTCCACACGCCCATTCTTATGGACTTCCTTGGTTGTTATTTGCATTCTCATTTTTTTAATATGCTTTTAATATAATAGCCTACTAATATTACCAGCATGCAAACTACTAGGCCAATTGTTAATTGCGTGTCGCTGTCAATTACTGTTATCATGCCTCTGTTTTTGCTGTTAATGCTTTTTAATTGGTTTCTTCATTCTAAAGGGTTTTTAAGTTTAATATATATAAATGCAGCCAAACTGCATGCGATAATGATAACGGTTGCTGTAAGTTGGTGTTCGGGGCTCATTTCTCTGAATTTTAAAAATACAATTATTAAGACTAAACCTACTAAGGAGAAAAATGCTGCTTTGGCTGCAAAACTATCATCGCCTTGCTTCTCCGTTTTTTTGGCATGCGTTTTGTATTTGTTTCTACTCATTTTTTATCAATTTAATATTAGGGAGGAGGCAAGGACTCGAACCTTACAACGCGATACGACCACACGCTTACCATACTCCTCTGCTTTGTTTTTATCCATGATGTTTATC